CTTTTCTTCCCACCTGGGAAATTTATTCCCATGGAGCTGGACCAATTCATGGAATCGATGAAACGAACTCCAGGTATTCCATTAAGAACCTCATCCCACGTGAGGGGACGGAGATGCTCTCGCAAATAAGGGCCAATGATCTGGAATTTCGTCATGTAATCCTGAAAAGCCCACTCAAGATGTTCTCGAGGAAGACCGGGAGTCGTGTCAAAAGAATAGCGCGCAGACTTAGACCACATGGAACGGCCAAAACGCGGCTTGCCAAAACTCCAATCTGGCCACTCTTTCTTGACCGAATCAGCGATAACGGTATCCACGACACGGGATTTATAAAAAGCCGTTGTGGGACGAACGCCTACGAATTGAGCTCCTTGTTTCTCAACAATGCTCTCATCTGTGTCCTTTTCTGTCTCCTGACTCTCTTCTTCACGACTGCGCAACCACGCAACACTCTCCATAATGCTACTCCGCGGTATGGTGGGTTGGACCACTAATGTAGGAGCGCCATTAACCTCGCGCGCATATTCCGAGCTTGCAGGCTGAAGAAGAGAACCCGATCTGTCCATAAAACGCTGTAACGCTAACTGAATGGTGTCAGATGTTGGACAATAGGACATCGCAAAACGTTTATCCTCGATGAGCCCACCGATGTGGACCCCGACAATAGCCGGGTGTGAACCGGGCGCAACGTAAACTCCACAGCATGCCCCTTTGAAGGTGTTTCGGGGCCACATCCACAGAGCGACAGGGCAATTGTTGTTACGAGGATCGAGATTGCGAGTTCCACGCAATTCCTCAAGGACCAAATCTATTCCGCAGGTCTCATTAGAACGCCACATGAACGTGGCGTTGTTGACAGGAGCATTGGGATTGAAATAAGGAATCAAATTCTTCTTGGAACGCGAAGATATCCACCCGAAAGCAAAATCAGAATCCGGGACTTTCCAAAAATTTGCAGGAGTAACAGTTTTGGGAGTTTCGGTGGTTTGCGAAATCTTATCCGCTATCAACCATCTTTTTTCGCATGTTGGAACCGCGTGTGCGGGTAAGCAAAGCAGCCCTGTATCCAACCAAAACACGTCATTC